CTAGCAGTAATTCTTGGTGTGGTTTAATCGTTTGGTTGTAGTAAGTCTTTGTAGAAATTTCAATTTCATCTGCTGAACTAGAGAAGCCCGAACCTTCTGGAGTAATACCAACTAAGAACGGAGAAATAACACAATGACCGTTTAGTATCTTTTGTTGTGCTTCTGTACTCAAGTATTGATAATGGTCTGGTGCATCGTTTAATGCGATAGGTTCTAAAGTTGTTTTACTCTCCGCGTTGTGGTTGAAAGCTGTTAATACTTTCTTACCATTCGAACCTGTTAAAGTACCTGTTACTTTCTTAGTAATCGAGAGTTGCATTTCCTCCGATGGCACTCCGTTGTTAAAGTTAACTATCATTGTAGGTGCGAACCCATTCTGAACGTCATTAATTTGATAAGTAGCGATTTCCTCCTCTAGTAATGCGTAAGGCAAGGCAGCTTGATAATCTACTTCACTAAAATATTTAAGGTCGATTGACTCTTTACCAAATGCTAGTATTTCGATTTCATCTTTAGACGTACCAAAAGCACTATATCTTTTAGGCGGAAACTTTCTTGTATCTTCCCAATTATCAGAATAGTAATAACCAACAATTTCACCATCTTCGTTGCATTTCTCTGGTGCAATGTGTTTTGTCTTTACCGTTTCAACTCTAAGAATCGAAGTGTGATTTTTATTGTAGATTAATTGTAAGTAACCAGTACCTAACATGTACTCATTTAGGAACGCACTACGTAACATCTTAGGCTTAAACAACGATTTCATAACAGCGTAATCGTTTGGTTTCTTAGAACTATCTAAAGCGTCCAACCCTTTACCGTAACATAGTCTTGAAACGTTGTTTATGATAGAACCGTTAGTTGTTGAGTTCTTATAGCGGTTTATTAAATCACAATAACCGCTGTTATCCTCTCCTAAAGTTACCCATTCTTTGCGCGAATCTTCTACTATCTCAGGTCTTGTATAGCTAGACAACTCTAAAATGTGAATATTTGTATTTTCTTTTTCCATTAATCGTTAATTATAACGTATTCGTTGTTCGTTACATTCTGAACGTATTCATCTTTATTGATTGTATAACTAGAAACCGTCTGATTTGTGCAGAATATCTTATCCTTATAAACTATATCTGTACCGTTTAGAACTTTAAGAGTATAAAATCTACCTTCTACTAAAGTAAGCACCTCAGAAACGCTTAAATAGTACCTGTCAACGCTTGGAATTATAGCGATTGTTACGCTTGTATTTTCCGCTTCGTCTTCTATTACCATGCTATCTGCTGTTAGTTCGCGTGGAATGAATTTAAACGTTTGAGACAATACAGATTCTAATAATATAATCATACATTAATAACTATTAAAGTCTTGATTTGTTTGTTTTTGATTATGGTAGGTATTTTTTAAACAAAAGAAAACCCGCCCCAAATTAATGAAGCGGGTCAACTCAACTATGAAAGTTCTTATGCTGTAACTACTGTAAGCCCTGCTGTACCTAGTCCAGCTTCATCTGTTGCTTCCATGAAGTTCGCGTAAATCTTCTCTGTCGCTACTAAAGTAATCTCGTAACCGCTACCGTCATTCATTGCAGCACCACTATTTGCGTTAGCTGTTGTAACTTCTGCACCGTGTTCCAATCCCATTACTCGGTAGTTTCCGTTATGGTCTTCTACAACGATTCTTGGACGGCCGTAAGTAAGTAGTTTAATCTCTTTGTGACTTGACAAAGATTGAGTTTTCAAACTAAGTACCAAAGTTTGCTCTACTGAACTTGTGCCTGTTTCTCTACTTGAATTGAACACCTCAGAGAATGTCGAAACACCTTTGAGTTCGTATTTATAAGCGTTAATTGTACCGCCTCCTGTTATTGTTTCGATTACGTCTGTATTAGTCGTATCATAGGTGTACCCAGTAACATCGCCGTAATTGATTAAGTAAGCGTTTTTTAATCCTCCTACTTGATCTTTACAAGAAACTGCTCGACCTAGTGTTATATCACATGCCATTTATTTAAGTTTTTATATAAAAAAAGCGGAGCGAGTCGAACCCTACCCCGCCTTTCTTTATTTGTTAATAATTCTAGTTTGCTGTATTTACGATTCCGTAAGTAACAATCTCTGATCCGTTAACATATTGTACCGCTGCTGAGTATCTCAAAGCGAAACGTACATTTGATGAAAGGTCGATATCTTCCATGTCAAGTACTTTAACCATGTTCGTGTCGTTAAGTAATCCTGTACCGAAACAAAGGTTGTCTTTAGTAGTACAAATCATAACGTCATCACTCATTCCGTTAGCAATGAACAAAGGAACACCGTTGAACACCATTGAGTTCATGTTGAACGTTTGGTTTGCACCTAAAGCACCTACACCCGCTGCACCTAATCCACTTGCTCCGAAACCTGCTAAAGATTGAACGTAGAATTTGTAAGCAGAAAGAGGAACGTATAGTTTCAAATCTGGATCAGCATACAAAGCGTTTGGAATTTGGTCAACAACCAAGTTCATTTGCGCTTGAATGTTCGCTGCTGAAAGTGTAGTACCTGCAATTTCCATTGCTGCTGGTTGGTCTGCGTTTGTTTGTAGCAATACTTCGAATCCGTCGAACTCTCCATCTGTTGCGTTAACTCCACTCCAAATAGTGTTTTCAATTTTTGCAGTTACCTTTGAGATAATTCTAGCGATGATGAAATCTCCAATTGATTTAGGAAGTACATCCCATTCAGAATACCCCATTTCTGCTGACGACCAATCAGAGACGTAAGAATCCTTACATACTTGTAAGTTTACATCGAAAGATTCAGGCTCTAATGTTTGCTCTGTTTGTGTAATAGTAGAAGTCGCGTTGAAATCACAAGTAGCATCTTTAACGATGTCACCTAAAGACAATTTAGTAAGTACTTCTTTATACTTAATGTTTGGTTTGATTGTAATACCACCGTTCGCAAGTGTGTTACCTGAAAGTAACGCTACTCCGATAATTTCGCCTGCATGAGTACCAGCGTAACTTGTTGTAATGTTGTTAGTTGTTGCCATTTGTTTATTTATTAATTAATTTATTACTTATCTGTTTGCCATTTTTGACATTATAATTTGTGCTGCTGTTTGGTTTCCCTTGTTACCGAATTTAAAACCTTTAACTTCTTGCTTATTTTCTGGATTGTGAGTAATAGGCTTAACTGAAAGTTCAACTTCTTCTACTACTTCCTCCTTCGTTAACTCAGCAATTTGTGCTTTAAGTTCTGTAATCTCTAAGTCTTTAGCGTCCATTTCTTCTGCTGAGAACTTAGTCTCTTTAGTTACTGACTCGATAATAGTTTTAGGTAGTGGAGTTTCTGCTTTGTTGTCTGACGCTGCTACTTCTTCCTCTCCTTCTGCTACTTCTTCTTCTGCTACTTCCTCACCTATTGAAGCTATTACACCTTCCTCTTCTACTACTAGAATCATTCCGTTATCTAGTTTGTATTCTCCGATTGGTAAAGGAATTCTTTCGTCTTCGTTCACAATCATTACAGGCTCACCCGCTTCGAATACTTCTGCTTCGATAGTTGCTTCCCCTTCATTTAGTGTTTCAGTAGCTAAGTTGATTTGAGATTTTGCAACCTCCATGCCTACTAGCTTTCTTACTTTGTCGATTGCTGTTAATTCTGTCTTCATGTTTATTTATTGTTTATACTATAAAAACTATTTATTAATTATTCTGTTGTATTTTTAACTTTGCGGTGTATTTGTAACATTCGATATTCCCTGTCCTGTAAGTACTCCAATCTTTTGCCCCGTCAGCTTTTCGTATTCCTCCGCTGTTAGCTTTGGTTGGTATTTCTTTTTCTTTTTCATAACATTATCTTTCTTTAACATTCCAAGTAGAATCTATTTCTAAAGTGCAATTATCATTATCTAATAAGTTAGCAACCTGCCAAAGTACCACATCATTTTGATTCAATATTATAGAAGTTTGACCGCTGAAAATTCCAACATCTCGACCCCCTTGAAAATTATTTATCGTTCTGACCTGAGAGTATTCTACGGATACCACTGCGCCTATGGACGCTATTTTCATTAAGAATATTTCGTAATTGTCGTTGTCTTTTCCGTCTATTAAAAAGTCCCAACTCACCACAAACTCTCTAGGGTTTATACCTATGTGCCTTAGCGTTCCGTTAGAGGGGCTATCAAAGTGTTGTAAGTCACTAGCTGTAAAAACCCCGTTTAAGTCTACGGCTACTCCCTGAGTAACTATGTTGGTTTGCGCTTCCGTAGTGTTGTTCAATTCACCTCCTACAAATGTGTTAGGAATTCCTATGTTCCCGTCCCAATCTGAAGCCAAATCGCTTGAACTTAAATTAGGTGATATGTTTGTGTCACTAGCATTAAAAATACCATCTCTTGATATAATAGCACCTTTTAATTGTAGTGTAGAAGGATTAGGAAAGTTAGCTGCGGTAAAATCTAATAACGGTGCAAGTGCTGGTAAATCAACATTTATATCTGTTAAAAATCTACTATTCATCACAAATAAAGTTCCCGCTTTAAATAGTGGTGCTGTCATTGTACCTTCTAAACTTCTAACTATTGAAGTTGTAATCCTAAAGCCGCCGAGCCAAGTACCGTGTAAAGTTAAAGAAGGAGAGCCACCAAAACGACCAGTACCAGATTCTAAACCCTGTCTATAATTGTGTAAATCTCCTAATGATGTGCAGTCTATATAGTTTACCCTCGCAAACTCTAAAGCGTGAAAACCATTAGAATCATATAGTTCATAAACCTTTGAATTAGTCCCCGAAGTTGTCACAAGATAATCAAAACCCAGTACATTACCAGAGCCGATCAAGGGCGTTTCAGAAACAAACATAGTATAGTTTTCCTCACTAGAAACCAAGCCACTTAAATCAAAGCTATACCCCCTTATTGAAATACCTGTTGTAGGTACTGTTATTTGAGTTGTTCCTAAGTCAATGATACCGTCTAAGAAGTATTCTTTAGTCGAGTCAATGACACCTCCAAGAGTTGTTTCAAAGTTGTCTTGGTTTACCGTGATTTGGTTTACAATTTCAGTTTTTCCAGTTAGTACGGTTTTTATTTCACCTCCTAAATGAACTTTTAAAGATTCGTTATTGACATAAATAGCGCCGCTTTCTATGTTTAAAACGCTTTCGTCCTTTATGGTTTCTACTTGTACTTTATAAGATGAGTCTCTACTTATTGCCATTATTTAAGTATTTGTTTGATTTTGTTTAATAGTTCTTCATCTGTTAATTCTTTGCTTTGCTCTAGTTGGTCGAAGCCTGAAAACATCGCCTCAATAGAAAACCCGTTGTATTCTCCGTTTTCTACCTTGTCGTATTCTTCATCTGTTAAAGACATCATTACAACCCATTCGCCACCCTTTGGAGCAGGTTCTAAATTGTAGATATTTGCCTTGTCCATGTCCTTGTTTTCAATTACCCATGACTCGATCACACAACAACCTTGCACGGGCTTCTCGTGCTGGCTTGTTACATTAGCTAGGTTCAAGTTCTTCATGTACAACTTAGCAGCTAGTGCGACCGTTGTTTTGCTCATTAGGATATTGAACTCTTTACCGTCTTTAACTCTAGGGATTTCTAAATCTGGAATTAAAGCATATCCAACAACTACTTTGCGCTTCTTATCAACTTCCTTTAGTTTGATGTTGAATTTATTGTTAGTATGTTTCGATAGTGCTAAGAAGTCCGACTCAATCGCGGGTTCGTCTACTAGACTAATTGCGAAGACTCCATCCTGTCCTTCGTCCTTTATGAATAATTCGATTGTCTGCATACTTTTATAACTTTATTTATATTTGTTTGTAGTATTTTAAAGAGTCGCTGTATCTACTTTGTTTCTATCTAAACTTTGAGCAGTTGTAACGTCGCCCGCTACTACATAAGCCTTCGTAACATTGTCTTGATTACCTAAACTGTCTGCTAGTTGGTTTATTCCTGTATTGCCTACTACGTTAAATTGAGCAGCGTTACCGCCACTTCCACCGCCTCCAATAGACACTCCAGCAGGTGCGCTAGGTCTTCCGCCTCCGCTACCTTCGAATTTAGTACTCGCAATACCTTTAATATTTGCTAGTCCCGCAGCAATTGCAGCACCCGCGGCAGCGATACCAAGTGGAACACCAACAACAGGAATAGCGGAGAATGAACTAAACGCACTTGTCGCACTCTTATATGTTTCAATCGTGGCTTGTGCAATGTTCGCAGCTTTCTGTATATTAAACGCTCTACGTTGTGCCTTTTCACTATTCCCAGCGAATGCCTTTGCTAAATCTGCTACCGCTTGGAATCCACTCATTGCAACACTCACACTCGCGCTTGCTACCTCTTTGTTTCTTGCTTTCTTTCTATCTGCTGCTTCCTTATCTATCGCGTCGAGTTTAAGTGCTGTAACTTGTGCGCTTTCAATAATCTGCATGTTCTTATTTTGAACACCAAGGATTTCAGTATCTGCTAGTCTTAACTTTTCAGGCGTTGCAGCATCTGCAATATTTATTAAGTCGCGTTGTAGTTCTTGCTCTAATAATTTCTTTTCTTCGTCACCCGCTTTTAAGTCTACTAACTCCCTTTCGAATTTCGTTCTTCTAATTAATAAGTTTCTTTCTAAATCGTCCTCTATTAAACTTTGGCGTAAGTCTTCGATTCGTCTTTCTTCTACTAGCTTTTTATCTAGGTAAGATTTATAATTACTACGACGTTTTTCGAGTTCTGCCTTTTCCTTATCTGTTGCTGCTGCATCTGCATCTGCTTTGCTTGCATTGTATCGTTGATCTTCCTCCTGTTTAGATAATGTATATTCGTTATACTGAGCACTTAATAGTCGAACGTTCTTTTTCTCTGAGTTCAACTTCTCCGCTAAAGACTTTCTGCTTTCTTCGTCGCCTTCTTTTAGTGCTTTTTCCCATGCTCGTTGTAAGTCTTTTACATTTGCTTTTGAGTTCGTAATGCTCGTTTTTCTATTCGCTTCTTGGTCTTTTAAGTTGCTTAATATTTGATTGTGTATTTCTTCTTCGCTTGCGCCTTGGAGTTTTAGTTGTCGCATCCTATCGCTATGCACTTGCTCCTGTTTAGCTTTCAGTTTGTCCAACGCTGCGCCCTGTGCTTCGATAGTTGCCGTTAGTCGTTTGTTCGCTTCCGCTGCTGTTTCCGCATCCGCAGACACAAGCCCCATGAATTGAAGTAGTTTTTTAATAGGTGAGAATAATAAAGCAATTGCAGCACCCAAAGCACCAACCGCTAAAATTATCATTCCGATAGGGTTTAGGTTCATTACAAAGTTTAACAACTTCTGAACAACAACGTTCGACATTATAACCGTACGCAATGCCTTGAAACTTGCAACACTTTCTCTAATACCCTGTAATCCTTGCGCCATTGCCATAGCGGACTGAACCTTTAACAACGCTTCCTCTACTGCTTCACCACCTGCACCGAATGCGCCCATTGCACCCTGTGCTAATTCAAAACCACTTGCGACACCTTGTAAAGCACCGCCAACATTTTGACTTAACGTTTGGCTCATACCATCGACCGCCATGTCAGTGTCAATGATAATTTTTTTCATCTTACCAACCGATGCTGAAAGGTCTTTAAATTCTTTACTCCCTGTGTCGCCCGCTTCTGCCATTCGGTACAAAGCATCTTCCATTTCTCCAATCTTGGTGGATAACGGTTGCACCTCTCCAAATACATCTTCGAAAGAACTGCCTAATTCTTCCATTTCCGATATAGCCTGTCTAGCGTCTACATCTATTGTTATCGTCTTTTTTATTGCCATAACTTAGCACGTTTAATTTGTTTCTTAATACCTTTAAATGTCGTCTGTATCTTGTGCTTTCCTTTCGCAATATCTATTGCTTCGCTTTGTCCTTCGAACTCTGAAAGTTGTAGCATCTGAATTATTTTCTCTATCATAATAATATTTTATCGAAGTTTTCTTGTAATAAATAACCTGTTCCTAATCCTTCATACAATAGATACGAACTACTAGCAGCCTGTATAATTATAATCGTATCAGTCCAAACAATTGCGCCACTCGAATTGTAACCCGTAACTATAATTGTCTGAGTACGAATCGCGCCTGTTGTGTTTACTGGCACTGTAATAACTAAGTTAAAAGCAGCTGTAAACGTTGCAGGGATTGTCGGTACTGTTGTAATAAATTGCGTTTCTATTGGTGCTGCTACTGTTATATAGCCTCCGACTGGAACGTTAATTGGTGCTGTAACTGTGTTCGCATCTGAAACAACATTGTAGATAGTTGACGAATCGGTCGCGCCCGCGTTCCAATCACTAAGCAACACCAACTTAACCACACCGCTAGTTAAGTCTGAAACCATGTCGTTAATTATGTATCGCTTATCCCTAATTAATATACCGTCATCGAGTGTTAAATCTGTAAGCATATCCAAAGGTAACACACACTTAACAGTTACCTTTCTAGTTTTGGAATTGAAAAGGTTTAATAGGTACGCTTCGTAGTAAGTTTTAAACAACGAATTGGAAACAGGGTTATTTGTAAGGCTGTCTATCTCACTACCAAAATTCATTGAGTAGTTAGTGGAATTGTTGACGGTACTTTGACCGAACGGCATATAACTTGTAAGTTCAACTACTGATCCATTATCAAAATAGAAACTAACAGGAGTTTTAGATTCGTTTAGATATAGTTTAACAGGTTTTGGAATGTACGCTTTGTAGTCAGGCGCATTTGTTAAACAGTAACCAACTTGCAAATTACTATTTGTCGTGTCGATGTTACTAAATAGTATGTTTTCAAATGGCAGTTTTATAGCGAACTTTCCACCGTCATTGTCCGTGAACAATTGCTTTAAATCTCCGTATTCCTTACCGTTGAAACCTTCGTAGGCTGTATTTATAAAAGACTTTGATTTCTGCCATTCAAAAGAAACCTCATTATACATCTTTGCACGTTCAACTTCTATTTCGTTTGTATCTACAAATTCTGTAATATCTATTGTTTGACCGTTCGCGTACCAATTCTGCAAAGGTTCAATTTGATAAGTGAGTGTGTCTGTTGGATAGCAAGTTAAATTAAACTCGCTCAACGTACCGCTTAACCATTCCGTGACCGCTTGATCGGGTGCTGCTCCTGCTAAGTCCATTACATTGGTAATAGAATTCGAAGATGAAATATAGTCGCAAACGTGTTCGTAGTTTAAAGTTACGTTAGAAGTATTAAGATAAGGTGCAACAAACTTATAAATTATAGTACAATCAAATGTTAGCGCACCTGCTGCCCTTACTTTAAAAGTATAAACGTATGGAGTGTTCAACCACGAGCCATTCAAACTGAAATCTATATCAAATAATTCAACAACAGAAGATGAAAAAGTCTGAAACAAAACACCGTTTTTATAAACATCTAAATAGTAAACAACCGCTGAAGATGGAACAAAATACACTTGTAATTTATGGAACGAACTAACGCTATACCATTGCGCCCAATCGGCAGGATACGTTAAGGTATTAACGTCTATGTAGTCAAAAGAAACATTACTAATTCCAACCGCGTTTGGTAAGTCAACACCACAAGACACATCGCTTAAGTTGAACGGTACATCTATCCCTGCTGTTGTAAATTCCGTTGTCTCTCTATTCTTCCACCATGTATAGGAGTTCTTGAATCTGTTATCAGTTAAGAAGTTACCAGTAAAAGTGACTCCGTATGTTTGTGCAATAAGGTCTAGTATCTTACTATCGCTAATAGCTGGGAATAGTTCGGTATAAACAATAGGCTTTGTAATATCTGAGATGTCATACGCACCACCATCGCCATACGTCCAAACGTTACCTGAACTAATTAACGGGAATCGAACATCTTGATATGCGCTAGAAGTAATTGAACTTTGAACGTCCGCCCCGCTTTGTGTTATGCTTATACCTGAGTAGTCTAAGTCGCGTAGTTTGTCTTCTCCTATTAAGTCTTTAAGCGTAACGACGTCACCGTAAAACGCAACCTTGTAATCGTTTACTTGGTTGTTCTTAACTGTACTCCCTTCTAATTGTAGCTTACCTTCTCTAAATGGTATTAAGTCAATTTCAATCCTACAATTTACCCTAGTGTTTGCGTTGAACTCGTTTAGGTCGTTATTGTAATAGAAGCCAAAGATAGCGTTGTTATTATCTGATGCTGGAACGGTAAAACTTTGCGAGAAGTCAGTAAAAACTTTGGAGATGTCCTGAATGTTTTGAACGCTCGATTTAATCTCAATCTTTTCGTCGTCGAATAAATCTAGTAGTTGATTGTTAACGTAAATCTGAACCTTTCGCATTTTATATATTATAATTTAGTTTCGGTGCTGAATATTTAAAGTCTAATTTGTAATTGATATTCTTGTTATTGATATTCTTTTGAAGTTCTAAAGATTTACTATCTACCAATACAGGAACATCGTCTAACAATATCTTTTCACTAAGCAATAGTTGTTGCATTACGTCGCTGTAAGATTCGAACACCCAACCCGTATTTACTTTTATCTTCTCTGTACCGTTAACATTAAATACCTTTCGAACATTGTCTTTAATATTGTAGGTCGTTGAACTAGGCATTAAATTATACTCAGTATTTTGCATTTCAAAACTAGCCATTGACGCCTTAAAGAACACTACCCTTTGCCATGCTCCATGCTTATTAACAAAATCACAATTTAAAGGTGTGTATTTACACTCTGACAACTCGTAGAAATAATATGTATTCTGAACTATTGAGTTTCTTATAATCTCTAGCTTATTACCTTCTCCAATGTAAGCGGAATTCATATAAGGAATATAACCAACCTCATTTGCTAGAGTAATAGTTGTTGTTGCTCCACTCTGCAAGCCTGTATATTTAGCCTCCCATGTTACCGCCTGATTGTCATGATAATAAACACCACCACAACCGCCTGAAGCATTAACATAGTAGTTGCCATCTGTCAAGAATTCGTCGCCCTGTTGTGGGTTTTCACCTTCGATATGATAACCATATCCTACAAAGCAAATGTATTCGGTAGTCAATGACAATACACCGTCTAAATATTCTTTAACCGTACAGAAGCAATACTCCCCAACGGGTGCTACTGTGTCTGATGTTACTTCCGTGTATGACCTATGAGATATAAACCTTTTGCAATAGGGAGAAATATCGTAACTACACTCTGTAATTAAAGTACTCGGTATAGGTTTTTCTAAAGTGTAGGTAGGTATGCTAGGAATACTATCTGGATCGTTCCAAATAAACAATTCAACTTTCGTTGATTGGTTTGCTGTTCCTGCAATATCTACTATCCTAGGACTTCTTACATTTATACTTGTTGCCATATTATTCGAATTGTCTATCTATAATGTACTCAATCCACTTGTCGTATAATTTATCAAGTGCCTCTTGCACGATTGGTTTGTCTAATGTTTTATCGGTTATGTTTCGGGCTTTAATGTATATCGTTCCTTCGTCTATAAATATGTAATAGAACGTAGAGAAAACACCGCTTTGCAACACCGTGAACTTATCTTTGTTGAAATCGTATTCAATCTTTACCTTTGTATTGTTTTTCATACGTCCAGTATCGACC